AATCTTGCTGAAGACATGGACAACCGCGTTTTGGGGTCCGTGGCAAGCGAACTTATGGGCGATTTTGACGCCAATAAGGCCAGCAGACAGGAATGGGAAGACGCTTACGCTAATGGCTTGGAACTACTTGGCTTCAACTACTCCGAAAGGACTGAGCCGTTCAGAGGTGCGTCTGGCGTTACGCATCCCCTTTTGGCGGAGGCTGCGGTGCAGTTTCAGGCCCAAGCGTTCAACGAGTTGCTGCCTCCGGGCGGGCCCGTGCGTACTGCGATAGTTGGTTCTGAAGACGCTGCAAAATCTGACCAAGCCACCCGCGTAAAAGACTTTATGAACTATTACATCACCAATGTGATGGAAGATTACACGCCTGATATGGATCAGATGCTGTTTTATCTACCATTGGCGGGTAGTACGTTCAAAAAAGTGTATTATGACGACGCTTTGGGCCGTGCGGTCAGCAAATTTGTGCCCGCAGAGAACCTTGTTGTGCCTTACGAGACGGCAGATCTTGAGAGTTGCCCGAATGTGACGCATGTTGTGCGTATGAGCCTGAACGAATTGCGTAAAAAGCAGATTTCGGGCTTCTATTTGGACATTCCTGTCCTGCCACAACAGGCGCAAGACGATGATTTGGCGGGTGAATTGGACCGGATTACCGGAATTGAGCCTTCAAACGTCGATTATGACTGTACTTTGCTTGAGTGCCACGTTGATTTGGACCTCGAAGGGTACGAAGATATGGGTGAGGACGGTGAACCCACAGGTATTAAACTACCTTATGTCGTCACAATCAGCCAAGATAACGGTGAAGTTTTGTCAATTCGCAGAAATTACCGCGAAGATGACGAAACGATGCAGAAAATCCAGTATTTTGTTCACTATAAGTTCCTTCCGGGCTTTGGTTTTTATGGATTAGGCTTGATTCACACGATTGGCGGCTTGTCACGGACCGCCACGGCGGCACTGAGGCAGTTGATCGACGCAGGGACGTTGTCCAATCTTCCAGCGGGCTTCAAGGCCCGTGGGCTGCGTATCCGTGATGACGATGATCCGCTTCAGCCCGGAGAGTTCAGAGATGTGGACGCACCCGGAGGGGCTATCCGTGACAGCCTGATGCCGCTGCCGTTTAAAGGCCCCGACCAGACCCTGTTCCAGCTTTTAGGCTTCGTTGTGGACGCAGGGAGGCGCTTTGCCACCATCACCGACATGAAGGTAGGTGACGGCAACCAACAGGCCGCTGTAGGCACTACAATCGCCCTTATGGAGCAAGGCTCACGGGTAATGAGTGCTGTTCACAAGCGCCTGCACTACGCAATGAAGATGGAATTTAAGCTTCTTGCGCGGGTAATGAAGGAAAGTCTGCCGCCTGTTTACCCATACGCCATTGAAGGCGTCGATTCGGCAGTTATGGCGAAGGATTTTGACGACAGACTGGATGTAATCCCTGTCTCCAATCCAAATGTTTTCTCGCAAGCTCAAAGAATTGCGCTTGCACAGACAAAAATGCAGTTGGCAGCACAAGCCCCGCAGATGCACAATATGTATGAAGTGTATCGTGATATGTACGAGGCGCTTGGTGTCAGAGACATAGATAAGTATTTACGAAATGAAGAATCTGTACAACCTACTCCAAAAGATCCTGCCCAAGAGAATATGGACGCTCTTGATCGAACACGGCTCCAAGCTTTTCCCGGTCAAAGCCATCAAGCACATATTATGGCTCACTTGGTATTCGGTAGTTCTCCACTGGTGGGGGCTACTCCTGACGTCGCTGTCGCAATTCAAAAACATGTTATGCAACATGTTCAAATTCAATCTGTCGAGAGAGCGATGCAAGAAGCCGGGGTGCCGATGCAAGGTCAGCAAGGTTCGCAAGAGCCGCTCCCACCGCAAGTTCAAATGCAAATAGATGCCCTTGCCGCCCAATATATGGCGGAAGGCATGAAAGCTATCCAAGAACTTGGTCGTCAGCTTACTGGCGGGGGTGAGCCTGATCCGGTCATTGCTCTCAAGCAACAAGAACTTCAGCTTGATGCAATGGCAGAACAGAACGACAAAGAAATGGCGGAGCGTGAGCTTAACCTGAAGCAGGCTCAGATGATGGACAAGTCTCGTCAGTTTGATGAGCGCATCCAGAGCCAAGAAGAACAGACAGCCGCTCGTATTCAGGCGGCTCTGGAACGTGAGATGTTAAAACAAAGGAGCGTAGAATGAGCGCCGTAAAGATTGTGACAAATACTCCGGGTTCTGCCGCGAAAGCGGTAGAGTATGCCGACATCAAAGGTCAGGGCCGTATTCCCTACGGTAAGGCCGCGGATGTCAAAGTACCTATGGGTATGGGCAAAGCCACGGTCCGTGGTATGGGTGCCGCGGTAAAAGGTGGCAGCTACATCGGCTGTAAATAATGCCCCTTACAACAAAGGGACGAAAAATAAAACGTGCTATGACTGAGCGTTATGGCAAAAATAGAGGCGCGTCCGTCTTTTATGCATCAGCAAACGCTGGTAAAATAAAGGGCGTGGAGAAACGACGTAAAAAGAAAAAATAGGGGTTGGGGCACCCCATAACAGGAGAGTGCCCTGATGATCCTTGAAGCTGCCGCAGTAGCTACTAGCGCCTTTACCGCCGTGCAACGCGGCTTTCAGGTAGCGCGATCCATTGAAGACATGGCATCAGACCTTTCGAGGTGGATGTCTGCTTTAAGCGATTTAGACCAAGCCGCCCACGAGGCGAAAAATCCACCCCTCTTTAAAAAGCTTTTTGCGGGTCAATCCGTTGAAGCCGAAGCCTTTGAAGCTATGGCGGCTAAGACGAAGGCCGAAGAGCAACGCGCTCAATTAAAACAATACATTCAATATAGCTACGGACAGTCCAAATGGGACGAACTGGTGAAAATGGAAGGGGCCATCCGAAAACAGCGCCAAGAAACCATCTATCGTCAAAGAGAGCGTAGGCGTAAATTTGTTGAAATTGTAGCTATAGTAGGCGCGGTTTTAGTAGGCGCGGTTCTACTGATAAGTCTTATTTTCTGGTTGAAAGGATTACAAGGATGACCCCTGAAAAATTAGATGCGTGGCGCATTGTACCGCGGGCGCTTATCTTGAGTTACATGGTGGTATTTTATCAAACATGTCAATGGTTTATGGCATTGCCAGAGCCAAATAACGCGCAGGCAGGATTTGTTTCTGTAATTGTCGGCGCGGGTGCGGCTTGGTTCGGTCTTTATGTAAACAGCAAAAGCTCAAAGCCAAGTGAATGATTCATGTCTTCTTGCTTCTTGTCTATTTGGGAGTGGGAGACGAGCGTAGGCTGGTTAGTAACGATATGTATTTTAGGTCCGTAAAGGACTGTAACTTCTATGCCTCTGAATTGTCTAAAAGATATGGAAACTATGGATATGTTGACAGAATGGACAAAAGGGACCGTGTAACGGCATACTGTGTCCCCAAATATATAAAAGAGGGGTCAATTGGCGTCTATTAACAATGAAACCGCGTTAATCAATCGCAAAATAGGCATTGCGCGGGTTCGACAGACAATAGGGGAAATGACAGATGATGAGCTTATTAGGCAGCTTATTAGGCTTCGGGACCAGCTTCCTTCCGGAGGTCCTGAACTTCTTCAAAGCTGGGCAAGAACACAAGCAGAAGTTAGAAACTATGCGAATGGAAGCGGAGTTGATGGAGAAGCGCTCCGCGCTAAAATTGCAAGAATTAGACAAGAAGGCGGATATAGCTGAAACAGAGGGGATTTATGCACATGATAGAAGCATTGACGCTGGAGGATTTGTCAACGCTCTGCGCGGCAGTGTTCGTCCTGTTATTACTTATGCCTTCTTCTTGATGTTTGTCGCCACAGAGGCGGTGATCATTGTGAAGGTACTTGAAACAGGCGGTGATTGGACGCAAGCCGTCGAGCTTATGTGGACGCCAGAGACGCAAGGATTGTTCGCCGCAATCATGTCTTTTTGGTTTGGAAACAGGGCTGTAAGCAAATACATGAAAAAATAAGTTTCTTGAGAAGAAACTTTGTTGCATATCTACGCATAACCGCGTATATATTCTCATATGGATGGAATAATCATAACCAACCATATCTTGAAGCTCGTTGGGGATAAGAAAGAGCAGATTTCTGATCTTCTTACCTCCAACGGCGTAAAGGATATGCTGCACTACAGACATTTGATGGGGACCATCGAAGGTTTGGATTTCATTCAACAGGAACTCAAGAGCCTGCTAGATAAACAGGAGCGTCTAGATGACTAAAGCTGCGGAAGCAGAAGCTACAGAAGCACCGTCTACCCCGTGGGTAGACCCCTCAGACCGGGTCCTTGACCCAAGCCTCATTGAAAAATCCCTGATTGACAGAATGCCGGATCCTACGGGGTGGCGTATTCTTGTTTTGCCTTACAAGGGCAAGGGGAAAACCGCCGGGGGTATTTGGTTGCCCGACCAAGCTCTCGCCCAAAACGAAGTTTCTACGCAAGTAGGATACGTTCTTAAAGTCGGGCCTCTCGCATATGAAGATCAAGCTAAATTCCCTGAAGGCGCGTGGTGCAAGGAAGGGGATTGGGTGGTCTTTGCCCGTTATGCGGGTTCTCGCTTTAAGATCGAAGGCGGTGAAGTCCGGGTTTTGAATGATGACGAAATTCTCGCCACCATTCTGGACCCCGAAGACATTCTTCATAACTGAGGTTTATTATGGAAAATTTAGCTAAAGAGAACGAGGACGCTCAAGAGTCCGAAGAGCTTTCTGCGGAACCGCGGGAAGAAGGGGTTGAGATTGAGTTGGATCAAGGCGAGGAGGCTTCGGAAGAATCTTCCAAACCTGAAGAAGAATCTGCTCAACAAAAACAAGTATCTAAGTCGCAAGAGCGCATAGACCGTTTGACAAAGTTACGGCGGGAAGCAGAGCGGCGCGAACAAGACGCGCTTAAATATGCAGAAGCCGTAAAGAAAGAAGCGGAAGAGCTTAAAGCTCGAATGAAGAGCTTGGACCAAGGGTATGTACAGGAATACTCTGGTCGAGTTGAAAGTGAACTAGCTGCTGCTAAAAACCAGCTTCGGCAAGCGATGTCCATTGGGGACACGGATGCCGCGGTTGAAGCACAAGAGCGGTTAGCATCTCTTACACTTGCTAAAGAGCGGGCTCGTCAGGCTCAATCTAGGTTTGACCAAGAAAGCGAAGCTCCGGCTCCTCAAGCCGCGCCACAAGAAGCCCCGCAACAGAGACGTCCAGATCCTAAAGCAGAGGATTGGGCGGAGCGTAACGAATGGTTTGGTAAAGACCAGACCATGACGTATGCTGCTTTTGGTATACACAAAGAGTTGGTTGAAACAGAAGGGTTTGACCCTAACTCCGATGAGTATTATACTGAACTCGACAAGCGGATTGCGGAAGAGTTTCCGCATAAGCTTAAAAAATCCAGTTCGCAGGGGTCCCGACCCGTTCAGACGGTTGCCTCTGCATCTAGAACTGCCAACAATTCTGGACGCCGCAAGGTCAAGTTGACCTCTTCTCAAGTTGCGATTGCCAAGAAACTTGGTGTCCCTCTTGAGGAATATGCTAAGTACGTTAAGGAGTAAGATTGATGTCTGAAATCGAAATCACAAAGACTGACGGCATTGATCGGAGTTCCCGTGCTAGTAAGACAAGGGAGAAAGAGACGAGGCGCAAGCCTTGGGCTCCCCCGTCTATGCTAGACGCACCGCCTGCGCCCGATGGGTATAAGCATCGTTGGATTAGGGCCGAAGTGCGTGGCTTTGACGATCAGAAAAACATTTCTGCACGTCTACGCGAAGGCTACGAACTGGTTCGCCAAGATGAGTATCCCGATTTCGAGGCTCCCGTCATTGATTCAGGTAAATATGCTGGTGTGTTTGGAGTTGGCGGATTAGTTCTCGCTCGTATTCCGTTAGAAACCGTTGCTGAACGGAAAGCCTACTTTGATGGTAGGACGAAAGATCAGATGGACGCGGTGGATCACGATATGATGCGGGAAAATTCTCACTCTAC